GATTAATACTACTTTTACACGACTACCATCTTTGTTATCTGCGCTGGTGATATATTTCAAATCTTCAATGTTATTAGCAGAAAAACTCTTATCTCCTGTAATCATAACATACTGAGCAGGTAAGAATGAACGAGACTCGATAAACATATCCTTTGTTTGCATTGTTAAACTATCTATCTTGGGACGTTTGTATTGACCGCTTAACAAACTTTTAGAACGCGTCGAACTACTATATTTCGAGAACCCCATTTCTTCCAACGCTAAGGCCATCGGTATAATGCCACCACTTAAATAATTGGAATAAATCATAATAATACCAGAAGCCCCTTGTTGAATAATATCTAATATCTTTTTGATTTTATGACTGTATTTGCCAATGTGTTGATATTGAAAAATAGGCTCCTTGATTTTATACTCGTAATCATAATTGCTCATTGTTTCCTTGTCATATTTATTAGTCATTATTGATTTCAACCCTTCTACACCAATTAATTTGTCCATAGATAGTTTCGTATAATCATCTTTTTCAATCAATTCGTTCAAATTAACAGAAGGATACACAATATTCAAAGCTTGTAAGGGTTTCTGTAAAAAGGTATACCCAAAAGTTTCCATATTTTCAAAATTACTATAATCATTTTTCTCTACTAATTTTTGTTTCATATATTCCATTATATAAGCATATCCTTTTGCTTGATATGAACCTATGTTGTGGGTGTAAAGATCCAAATGTTTTATTCCATCTGTTAATTCTGCACCATTCAATTGATATTTGGGATAGTCCTCAATAATATTTATGTAATTTTTGAAAGTGGCATTGTCATCATCATTGACAACAAACTGACTGGGATATAAACGATGAGGGAAGGTATATGGATTTTCGCCACGCACATAAGAAATGTAACCGTTTAACTTTCGTTGTAGCAATCTCAATCCTTTGTGTTCATCATCTTTGATCAGGTTGTCGTTTCTATCAAACACCTGACTAATTTGAATTTCACTACGTCCGTCAATACGATTAAGTAAATTAGTTATCCAAACAATTTCCTTGGGACTATTGTAAAGAGGAGTAGCGGATAATAATACTAAACGTAATGTATCAGAGTAAGTAGCAATATCAAATAACATGTCTACCAACACTTTATCTTTGTTGTCTTCCGACTTACGTATGTTATGAAATTCATCAATAATGAATACTGTATTGTTCAAATATTTTCTAACGCGACTTTCTTTCAATGTATTGATAGATTCTTCAGATGCTGATTTGTCAGAAAATGACATGATTTTATATATTTTATTTGCTAATTCACGATACCCAATGAAAACATAATTATCATTTATAATAGCATCAATAGATTTGACAATTTTATCAAAACTCATCTCTTTTGTTGCATTAGGATTTATTTCTTGTAATAATTTATTACCTATACACGTAGATAGATTCCATTGTCCATTTTCAAATTTTAGTTTGCGATCATCGAATAGTTGTAAGCGGAACCCCTTTTGAACTGAGGGGGATGCTACAATACAGATTTTACCAGTTAATCCAAACGTGGTTTTGTCAAAGCCCATTTGCTTTCTATATACGCGTGCTTCTTCAGCAATTCCAATGGCACTACATGTTTTTCCTGTTCCTAAGCCGTGATATAACAATAGAGAATTATAAGGAGTTTCAGGAGACAAAAAATTTTTCACAAATAATTGATGAGGCAATAATTCGAATTCAGCATTACACTTATTTTCAGATTGCTCTTTAATATCATATAATTCTCCATCATATTTGGTATTTACAAACTCTTGGCGCTCTGCTATTTTTTGTTGAAAGGTTGGATCATTTATTTCAGGATACAAGAATTCATAATCTGGTGCCTCTTGGGAAATATTAGCATAATTTTCGTGAATATACTTGTCTTGGTCTGAAGATGATAGTTCTTGATAGTCATTGTTATTGGATGTTTCATTAGGTGTAGGTATGTATGCTTCTTGTTCTTGTTCTTGTTCTTGTGCCTTCGATTCCTCTACAATACGTTCTACTTCTTGTACGGGTGTAGGTTCTTGCTCTTCTTCTGGTTCTTGTGCTGGAGTGGGTTCTGGTTCTGGTTCTTGTGCTGGAGTGGGTTCTGGTTCTGGTTCTTGTGCTGGAGTGGGTTCTGGTTCTGGTTCTTGTGCTGGAGTGGGTTCTGGTTCTTGTGCTGGAGTGGGTTCTGGTTCTGGTTCTTGTGCTGGAGTGGGTTCTGGTTCTGGTTCTTGTGCTGGAGTGGGAGTAGGCGATTTCTTAGAATTCTTCTTTGTTTTTCTAATATTGCGACGCCGTGTAACAATTTCTTCTTGTCTATCTTTTCGTTGACAAGTGCTTGTTTCGGTTTTCTTTTCCTTTCCATCGGCTGTCAAACAACGTGTCCCCCTTACGCACATTGCGTTTTCATCTCCACAATGTTCTCCCAATTGTTTTATAATTTTTCGTGTTTTATTGGTTTTAACCCCTCCTTTTTGTTGCAATTTAGTATTGGATTTCATTACTTAACATATAAATATATTCTTTTTACTTACATGTTACCAAAATTAACAAAACTTCACATAAGAATAATAACTAAGTGTTGTCTCTATATTATGGAGCATCTTCTTTTTTTCTAAATTATAACCCCGTATGGAATCCATACACTGACTATACGTTTTCCATTCCATCTTACTAACTTCACTTTTCTCGTAATTATTGTTAGGTGTTTCAAGAGTATTTTGTACAAACCCAATAAAATATTTGTGTTTATAGGATTTATAATTGGATCCAGTAAAGTTTTCTTCAAATGGTATAATGTTTTGAAAATTATGAATATGCTTCACAGACATACCAGTTTCTTCAGTGAACTCACGCATAGCACAATCAAAATCTTTTTCTTGATAATTACGTCTTCCTTTAGGAAATCCCCATTCAGGTTCTTCCCATTCGACATATTTCTTACTTTCTTTAATAAGGTCTTGTAGTGTCAAAAATTCTTCTTTATAATACGTTCCATTAACTAAGGTATTGAATTTATTACGAGATACACTTTCTTCACGCTTATATTCAGAAGACAATCTTTCTTCTCCCCACACCATATTCCACAGTTCATCAAAATTAAATGATAAAAGACGTTCTTTTTCTTGCTTTGTCATCTGTTTAATTATATTTATGATATATGCTTTATTACCAATGGTATATTTTCCGCGTATAAAATTAATATATCCCAATGTATCCTTACGACGTATCATCAAATATTCTCGTTCTTGTTTATTATTAAAACGAAATGCAATGATGCCTATACTTGTGATGGGTAATTTACATTGATTATAAGTATGACCTTCTTTACCGCAATTATTACAATAACAATAATTCATACGTCCGCTTCTTAATAATAAAATCTTCTTTTTATATAGTTCGTAATGGAGTTTGATCCTAATGTCTGGGGACCACATTATTGGTTTTTTTTACATACTGTTGCAGAATCTTACCCGTTGTATCCAAATGAAGTCACTAAAAAAAAATATTATGAGTTAATTCAAAACATGCCATTATTTATTCCCGTAGAAGAATTGGGTAATAAATTTAGTGCCATGTTGGATAAGTATCCCGTATCTCCTTATTTAGATAATCGCGATTCTTTTGTGCGTTGGGTTCATTTTATCCACAATAAATACAATGTATTATTAGGAAAACCAGAAATATCGCTTCCTTTAGCACTAGAACTTTATCGTGACCAATATGAAGAAAAGGGATTTATAAAGTTAAAACAATGGAAATATAAGAAACATTTACTATTCCTTTCGTTAATATTATTCTGTTGTCTCATTATCTATTACCTTTATTCATAATTTCTAGTAATACTATAAACAAAGTAAGATGAAATTAGAATTATTTATGATAGCAATTACAACTTTTATTATAGCCAACATATACAGTGATGGAAAATATCTTAAAATAATGTTGTCGTGGAAAAAATATTATCAAATGGTGGGAGTTGCATTCGGAGCATTCATGTTGTATATTCTAATAAAAAAGAATCCATTACGTGCCAAAGAAATGCTTACCACTTCCAATGAGGTAATAAAGCATCTTCCTATTGATAAAAATACATCCAGCATTATTTCACCCATATTAGATTTCACATCAAAACAAAATTTTGGGCAAGGAACACCTGGTAATCCTGTGATACCATTGTCTAACTATTCTACCCCTCAATATGTTCAAAACCGAGTGCTAAATTCAGGAAAAAACAAAACCAAGCGTTCTGTAAGTGAAACAAAAAAGAAATTCGTGGCATCCAGACAGAATTGGCACTGTAAAAAATGTAATAATCAGTTATCCGCATGGTTTGAAGTAGATCATGTTACTCGTTTAGAAAATGGAGGGTCTAATCATGTAGATAATTTAGTAGCACTATGTCGTGAATGTCATGGTGAGAAAACGGCAATGGAAAATTTATAATCTATAACTATAATAAATATAGACATAGATGAATCAAGATACTACAAATAATGAAACTTCTATGAGAATTATGGACAAGATTATTACAAATACTAAAAATGTAGGAAATTTACCAGGAAAACTAATAGAGCCTATATATACGAATACAATAGGATTATGGAATAAAATAGATTTTGAACAACAATGGGGGTATCAAGTATTACATTACTTATTTGTATTGGTTTCGTTAATAATGATTTGTATTTTTTTATATACTTCGTCTGTTGATAATGACCTATTTGAGAACGTGAATAGTAAGTATAAAATATTGTATACGGTAATGCCGTTATTCTTGTTATGTGTATTGAGTGGCTACTTTATAGTTTCTAAAAATATTCGTGCTAACAATTTTTACACGTTTTCTAGTATTCTTGTAAGCGTTGCATTAATAGCAGCAAGTATTTATTTCTTTACCACTAGCACTTCTACAGGGAATTCGATTGCGGGATATATCACTGGTATCTTATTCTTGTCTTTTGTTATTACTTCATTGGCTGTATTATTTTACTTTTCTGGTAAATATTTACAGCGTTTAGAAGGTGTTCCAGGATTCATTACTCATGTTATTTTTTACATCCCTTGCTTACTGCTACAGTTTATTGGTTTCTTAAAACAACAATTTAATGATACTACAAATGATGTGTTCTACTTATTCCTTATTTTGATAGCCTTGATTATTACCTATCTATACTTACCAAAAATAATTCGTTACTTCTATTATCGTTCTTCCATTCCTCTTCTACCGAAAAGTGTATTTTTAGATTCAAAACAAGCAATAGCTGGGAGTGATTCTTGGAAACAAACAGATCAAGATGGAAACCCAAGATTCAATCAACATTTTGGATTATCCTTATGGTTATACTTGAACAACCAACCTAGTAATTATGAAGCATATGCTAAGGAAACAACCATTTTAGAATTTGGTGGTGGTGCTCCTAAGATTACCTATGAATATGAAAAGAATGCAGAAGATGAGATGGACAAGTTAAATATCTATTTCACTAATAATGAAACATATAACAGAGAAGCAATCACTCTTCCCATAAAGAAACAAAAGTGGAATAATTTAGTGTTTAATTATAATTCTATGCACGCAGATATATTTGTGAATGGTGTATTGGAACGCACATTAAGCTTAAAACATAAATATCCAGTATTCAAACAAAATGATATTTTAACTGTTGGGGCAGATAATGGACTAGACGGTGCTATATCGAATATCGTTTATTATCCACACACATTAACCAAAAATCAAATAATATCTCAATACAATATTTATAGTATGAGAAACCCACCTGAATATATTGAATAATGTTACTCCCAAAAAAAGATGTGGGAATAAAATATAGAATGAATTATCTTATTATTGGTTTAGGGGTTTTAATCATTTTACTTATTTACATCTTGTATCAATATTTCACCAAAAAGGATTCTGTATTAACCAAAGAAGGAAGTTTGAAGACTGCCATTCCCAATATTACAAACATTGATAAGCCTACTTCATCAAGATATGCATATGGGATATGGATTTATGTGAATACTTGGGATCCTACACAAGAAAAAACCATTTTTTCACGAGCAGAAAACTTACAATTATACTTGGACAAATCTTCACCTTCCTTAAAATGCCGAGTTAAAATGAGTAACGAAGAAGTAGGGAAAATGAGCGAGGAAATCATCATCACCGATAATTTCCCACTTCAAAAATGGACACATATCATTGTAAGTGTTGATAACCAGTTTGTAGATACTTATTTGGATGGAAAATTAGTGAAATCCCAACGTTTCTTCAATCCTGAAGGTAATATTATGCCTTTGGTTCCAGGAAAAGAAGGAAATATTAGTTTTGGTCAATTTGACGCTTATGTCAAGGATTTCAAACGCTGGACACAACCTATGGACCCCCAAACTGCATTAAATGAGTTCATCAAGGGCAGTGAATTCGGTGCTGTTGAGAAGGTGTTTGCAAACTATGGTGTGGATATTTCGATATTAAAGAATAATGAACTACAAAAGAAGTTTTCGTTATTCTAAGTGTATTAGAAATAGTCAGTGATTCGATTTAGATATTTGAAAGAATAATTTTTATCTATATATTATAACAATTATTCAATGGAAAACCAAAACTCCAATCCAACTACTAATTTTTCCTTACCCAATAGACAAGACATTGATAAAGGAGTTCAAAATTTAGGGGATACACTACAATCTACTTCCGAAAATATTAATGAACAATTTAGTGACTTCTCAAAACAAGCAACTACGGGTGTAGGAGCAACTGCTGTTTTTTTACAATCCAATACTATTATTGCAAAATTTGCCTTCATTATTTTGATATTGGTTCTTTTTCTAATACTATTGAACATTGGTATTTTGATATTAAGTAGAATCTTTTCTCACTCGGAAAACCCTTACTTAATCAAAGGTATGATTGATGGCAGTAATGCTCGTTCAGTAGCTCAAGATACCGAAAAGGGCAACGCCATTCCTATTTATCGTTCTAATAACGAAGACGAAGGAGCAGAGTTTACCTGGTCTTTTTGGTTGTATCTTTCTGATTTAGGTAATGATCCTAAGAAACAAAAATATCAACACATTTTCAGCAAAGGAGAAGGCACTTTTGATAAAACAACTGGAATTATGTCTGTAAATAACTCACCTGGTGTATATTTGGAACCAAATAACAACAATTTGTATATCAAATTAGACACTGTTGACCACACAGACAGCAATAATAAGATAATTGTTGACAATATTCCTATCAAGAAATGGGTTCATGTTGCTATACGCCTTGAAAATAAAGTAGTAGATGTCTATGTAAATGGTGTTATTTCCAATCGTCTGGTCCTTAACAATGTAATTAAGCAGAACTATCAAGATGTTCACATTGCCGGTAATGGAGGGTTCAATGGAAAATTATCCAACTTGAGGTATTACGCAGAATCTCTCAATATGTTTGAGATCAATTCCATTCTTCAAAAAGGTCCCAATACCAAAACAGTTGATACAAACTTGATTGCAAAGAATAACTACTCCTATTTGTCTAATTATTGGTATACTTCAAAATATTAAGCAACATATATTATCTATCAGGATATAATATATGGCTGATTCCAATGATATTAACACATGCAATGAAATAAGACAACGCAGAAAACAAATGGTATTTACAGTTCCCCCGGTTCGTTATGAACTTATTAGTCCTTATCCTAATTATAGTCAAGAGCAATTAGACATGCGAAGAAAAGCTGAAATATTAGAATATGGGGGAAATAAACAAGCGTCAAAAGGGAATAACTTAACAAAAAAACAAAAACAAGCGTTGGCATTGTCAGGGAAAACAAAACAAACCAGTTCTTATGCTACTATCTATTCTAGTTCTTCACAGCTTATGTTTGACACGCAACTAGGTTTGAATACACTTACTTATACAACAACAGGAGTTAAAGCAGATTCAGTAGTGAATTGTCCCATTCAAAAATCGTCAAGTAGAAATGCAGGTGTTCCTGGTCCAGAAATTGAATTATTCAAAGATCCTTCTGTTCCCTTATATAATTATAAAACCAACACTAATGCATTGGGTATTGAAAATCAAACAAATACCGACAAAATCCGATTTTCTGTAAACCAAAATATTGCCATCACAAAAGATGTTAGTGGACACTTATTCACGTTATCCATACAACCTGGAATTGACCAACAAACATACAATTTTGAAGTTAATATTCCATTTAGTTACACAGTAGAAGGCGTATCTTCACGAAACTTAAGTAATGTTGTGGAACCATCGTTTAATGATATATCGTTTAATATAGGAACTACCCCATTTTCTTTTTTCCCATTATTTAATGAGTCCTTAGTAACCAGCACCACACCTGTGGTGAATATTGTAAGTGATATTAGTGGATTTACTTTTGATTTATCCAATAGTGATTTCCCCCAAGAAAATGTGGGATTTCGTGCTATTGTCTTTGGAGGAATGATTAATATTTCTAATTTGTCATTGAGCACTGAAAATGGATACGTCTATGACTTCAAAATTTTACCGACCATGGATATTCTAGCTTCCAGTGTAACACCGAATTTTACAGCAAATTTCTATAACACCGTTAATGGATTCAAAAACATTAAACAAGGAATTTTATTTAATATTTCATCAAATTATGTAGGAGTGGACGGGTCTTCTAATTTAATTAGAGCATCCTTAGATACACAACCATCTACCACACCATATAGCAATTTTAATATTGTTATGATTGATAGTTCTGGTAAGAAAACAACTTACGTAAAACCATTTTCTGGGGATACCATTATTATGCCAACGGTTTAATTATCTGTTTCCCAAGAAGACGACAAATAATCAGATACATATTGATATACACTGCCACTAGGAATAGTAACGTCAAATTCTGCTTCGTCAATACGATTAATGCAATAACAAGTAAGATGAATAAAATGTTCTAACAAAGACACTATCATTTCCATATAAAATGGGTTCATTGTCTCTATATAAGGTTTGGTAAATGGAGCAAAGACATGATCACTATGTTCCACAATAAAACTAGGAGTCCAAGTTTCATTAATGGGTAGTTTTTTTGTATGTTTGTATAAATAAGGCATCAATGCTACAATTGATTTTATCTTTTTCAACATTCCTTCTTTATGGTCGCTTTCTTGATATATACTCGGTGTTTGAATATATGTTAAGAACCACTGTAAATCTTGTAATACATTTCGATCCAATGGTAAGGTTTTGTTATCGTCAAGTTGAATATACTTTAATGATGAATATTCTACATTCTCGTCTAGCATGGATTGGTTCTTCTTTTGGGAAGGATACAACGAAAAAATACTTTTATCCATTAATTCATTTTGAATCAGTTCTTTTTCTTCCATAGAAAGTTCCATATGAGAATAATCTCCACCTCTTACATTATCTATACCAAAGTTTTTCATGTAGCGTTTAACATGATGGTTCCAATCTAAGAAATGTTCAATAGGTATTACATCTTCAACGCATATGGGAGTATAAGTTTTTACAAAATCATATTGGTCGTATGCATTTTTTATAACCACATTTTCTTGTGTGTATTTATTTGCTATCTGTAGAAAGCGTTTCTGCTTATCTAAATATATTACGTGAATTGCTGTATTATCTTCCATTAGAAATAAAAACAACGATGTTTTTATTTCCATTCTAAGTTAATTATACTTGTCTTGTCTTTAAAGGATGGTCTTTTTGAACACTAACATTTGTTTGTTGTGTTGGTACTTGCTTTGATGTCATACAAGTTTGTTTACTGAGGAACACCTGTCCTGATAAGCATTTCTCTCCTTCTTTAATTTCAGCGCATCCACGACGTCCTTTGTATTCTCCTACAAGGCACCATTGTTTTTTGCTAGAAGTAATGGGTTTTTGGATAGGACTCTCCGTATTATCCTTCTTGATCTCGGGAATTTCTATTTTTTTAGATTGATTCAATGTCTGTTGTAACGAAGGACGACTAGCATCCTTTAAAAGGTCTCCTACGCTGTCCAATGTTCCACCAGTTATTTCTACACCAGCAGTTGCTGTGGTTGTGAATAATTTGGCAATTTGTTCAATTAATACACCCAAGGTAAAGGCAAATATGGATACAATACGAGTAATCAATGGGCTGAAAATATTGACAACACTTTCTAAAAATTCTCCAAGCATGTTCAATATATTTATACCTAATAGTGAAAATATGATTAACACAATTAACACCAAAGATAAAAATTTATTTAGATTTACTAAATTACCGGAGTTATCATTAGTTATTTGTTTTATAACATTATCCATCTCTATATATTCTACATTTATAAAAAATTTAGGTTCGTTTGCTTTTCAAAATCTTTATATTTAAGTAATGTAAAATGGGCATCACTCACTTTATGGATTCCATGCTATATGTTACCTTGGTAATTACATTTGTATTGATCCTATTAATTGTGTATCATTTTAAGCAACGTGTATCTGTTTTAGAGAAAAAGAATGCAACTATGTTAGATTTAATAAATAACATGGTACAAGAAATCAATGTGATACGACGCCATGTTTCGAATCCAACATCGATAATGGAATTTAGTGAAACTCAACCAATGGATATGCAAATGTCATATCCACAAGGGAATCAACAACCTACTATATATGTAGATGATGAGGATGATGAGGATGATGAGGATGATGAGGATGATGAGGATGATGAGGATGATGAGGATGATGAGGACGATGAGGATGATGAGGAGGAGGACGAGGAGGACGAGGAGGACGATGAGGAG